CATTATGAATATTGATCACTGCAATTCTCATAGTTCTTTTAAGGATCAGGTTACGATGTCAAATCTTTGCCAAGAAATTACTTTGCCAACTGTTCCTCTTCAACATATTGACGATGATAATGAAGCAGCAATCGCAACCTGCATTCTTTCAGCAATTAATGTGGGTAAAGTTAAGTCTGATGAAGAACTTGAAGAACTTTGTAATCTTGCCGTTCGTTCATTAGACGAATTGATTGATTATCAGGATTATCCAGTTAAAGCAGCAGAAAACTTTACAAAACATCGTCGTGCTCTTGGAGTAGGTTTTATTGGTCTTGCTCATTATCTTGCTAAACTTGGATTTAATTATGATTCTCAAGGTGCTTGGGATGCAGTTCATGGACTTTCTGAGTCATTTCAATATTATCTTCTAAAATCTTCAAATCAACTTGCAAAAGAAAAAGGACATTGTGAATATTTTGGTCGTACAAAGTATGCCGATGGTATTCTTCCAATTGATACTTATAAAAAGGATGTAGATGAAATTTCTTCAATTTCATATCAACACGATTGGGAACATTTAAGACAAGATATTCTTCAATATGGATTAAGGCATTCTACATTATCCGCTCAGATGCCATCAGAATCTTCTTCAGTTGTTTCTAATGCCACAAATGGCATAGAACCTCCTCGTGGATATTTGTCCATTAAGAAGTCCAAAAAGGGTCCTCTGAAACAAATTGTCCCACAATATAATACTCTAAAAAATAATTACACTCTTCTTTGGGATATGAAGAGCAATAGTGGATATATCAATATTGTTGCTTTGATGCAGAAGTTTTTTGATCAAGCAATTTCTGGAAACTGGTCCTATAATCCAGAAAATTATGAAAATAATGAAGTTCCTGTAAGTGTAATGGCACAAGATATGCTTACTTGTTTTAAGTATGGACATAAGACTGCATATTATCAAAACACTTATGATAATAAGACAGATGAAGTAAAAGAAGAAAAGGTAAATAGTATTAATGAGTTAGTTAATGAAATTTTAAATTCAGGAGAAGAAGATTGTGACAGTTGTAAAATTTAGAGTAAAATCGCAAGAAACAAAAATGATACAAGGAATGACAGTATTTAATACTGGAAAAGTTGATACTAAAAAGTCTCCAATGTTTTTTGGCCAACCTCTTGGCATTCAAAGATATGATTCCTATAAGTATCCAATTTTTGAAAAACTTACTCAACAACAACTGGGATACTTTTGGCGTCCAGAAGAGGTTTCTCTTCAAAAAGATAGAGCAGATTATCAAACACTTCGTCCTGAACAGAAGCATATTTTTACTTCTAATTTAAAATATCAAATTCTTCTTGATTCGGTTCAGGGAAGAGGTCCTGGAATGGCTTTTACTCCATATTGTTCTCTTCCTGAGTTGGAATCTTGTATGTCTGTGTGGGGATTTATGGAAATGATTCATTCCCGTTCTTATACTTACATTATTAAAAATGTTTATTCTGACCCATCAGAAGTTTTTGATTCCATTTTGAATAATGAAAGAATATTAGAACGTGCATCATCAGTAACTGGTGCTTATGATGATTTCATCAATTCTGCTCACAATTATGATTCTTCAAATCTTTGGATTTACGCAAAAGAAAATGCAGGTTCTTGTAGAGAAGAAAGATTGGAACTTAAAAGAAAACTTTATCGTGCAGTCGCAAATGTCAACATTCTTGAAGGTATTAGATTCTATGTCTCATTCGCTTGCTCGTTTGCGTTTGGAGAACTCAAACTTATGGAGGGATCAGCTAAAATTATCTCTCTCATCGCAAGAGACGAAAATCAGCATCTTGTTATTACTCAAAACATCCTCAACAAATGGAGTGAAGGTGATGACCCAGAGATGTTGCAAATTGCTAAGGAGGAGGAAGAGTGGGTAAAAAGTGCTTTTAGAACTTGCGTTGATGAGGAAAAGAGATGGGCGGAGTATTTATTTAAAGACGGTTCTATGATTGGTTTGAATGATAAACTATTACATCAGTATGTTGAATGGATTGCAAATCGTAGAATGAAAGCAATTGGAATCAAACCACTTTATGATATTGCTGCCAAGAACAATCCACTTCCTTGGACTTCTCATTGGATTGAATCCAAAGGACTACAGGTTGCACCACAAGAATCGGAGGCAGAGTCATATTTGGTTGGTGGTATTAAGCAAGATGTGAAAAAAGATACCTTCGCAGGTTTCAAACTGTAGTCAATTATACAAAAATACTCTTATATATATCTTTACGTTCATCCCAAAACGGGACGGAATTAAGCCGACTCGGAACGGATTCGTTCATTCTCTATTTGCGAATAGAGAACGCAAAAGTTGAGCCTAAGGAACGCAACAATACCCTAAACAAGTAAAGGAGCAAACCAATGGCACTTATTCTCATTAAAAATAAAATTCTCAAAGAATTACGCCTTAAAGAATCCCAGATTCATATGGCAACACTTTGATTTTAGAGGGTCTTTTGACCCTCTTTTTTTATAAATACTTCTAAAACTATAGAAGTATTATGTCTGGAGTAAGTTTTAATATCAATCCACAGGCACATAAAACTGCCAGAACTCAAGAGAAAATCAGAGTAAGAGCAGAAAAAGGCTCTACGGCAGGAGAACAATCAGTTGCTAAAAGTAAATTACAAAGACCAGAAACTCTTCCCAAAATCAAAGAAGAATCTATTATAGAAAGAAAAATGACTGCTGCCGAAAAAGCAAAAGAAGAAAGACTTGGAGAAAAAACTAAAGAATCAGCACTTCCCGCAATGAAAAAGAGATATGGGGAAAAGAAAGGAGAACAAGTTTATTATGCTTGGAAAAGAAAACAAGCAATGGCAAAGGAAGAATATGAATACGTAATTGAAACTTTAGTTGATTCTGAATTCGCAAAAGATTTTGAAGCAGCAGAAGTAATGATAGAGCATCTTAGTGATGCATTTGTAAATTCAATTCTTGAAGAATATATTGAAGAAAAGGCAAGAGGAACAAGAAAAAAATCAACACTTCATGCATATGATGTTGATGAGACTTTATTTTCTCACGGAAAAAAAGGAAAGCCAAACGTTCAGGTTCATGTAAAGGATGCATCTGGAAAGAGAATTCAAAGTTTAAGTAATCAGGAATTTAATACTCATAAATTAGACACAGATAAAGGACATTCTTATGATTTTAGTGAGTTTCAAAGCGCTAAAAAGTTTGGAGAAACTTCAAGTCCAAATAAAAAAGTGATTAAGAACTTACAAAGACAAGTAAAAAGAGGAGAAAATGTTCATTTAATTACTGCTCGTTCCAAGTTTGATGATCCAAAAGAATTTCACGGGCATTTGAAAAAACACGGAATCAATGTTCCTTTAAAGAATATTCATTATACTGGAGGAATGAAAGGTGGAGATATTGGTGATAAAAAAGTGACAGTCGCAAACGCAATTGCTAAACAAAGCAAAACTAAAAATATTCATATGTATGATGATGCCGCAAAGGTTCATAAATCATTTGAAAAAGAAAAACAAGAACATCCAACTACAAAAAATATAAAAACTCATTTAATTAAACCTAATAAGAGTGGAGAACCAACTTCACGTTCTTATCAAGCAACGAAGGAAGAAATGACTGCTTATGAGTTCTGGAAGCAGTTTATTGACTAAATACTAAGGTTTTTAAACTAAATAAAATATAAATAATAACATAAAGGAACCTTTCAGAAAAATGAACGATTGGCAAACGGCTAGAACTCTAAAAGACCTCTCAGAAGCATACTCTTCAATTTACGAAGCATCAAAGGGAGATGGAAATTTAGCAAATAATTATCCTCCTTATGATAAAGTAACGAGGGGAGATATTATTGCTGGTGCCCGTGGTGAAGACCAAATGGGAGGAAAGAAAAAGAAAAAAGTAGAAGAAGAAGTAGATGTCTATGGTATTGTACTTTCGCATCTTCTTGGTGAAGGGTACGCAAATACTGAAGAATCAGCAGAAGCAATTATGGCAAATATGAGTGAAATCTGGATTGAGGCAATCTTAGATGAAGAAAGAGAGCCTGGTGTTAAACCATATCGTCCAAATCCAACTCATGCTGAAATTCAAGCAGACGCAAAAAGAGCTCGTCAGAGGCACTTGGAAAAGGCTAAAGACCAAAAAGGTTGGGGTGATGAAGAAAAGTTCAAGAGTGACTGGAAACTCAGAGTAACACCAGCAAGCACTATGAAGAGAAAATCGGGAGAAACCGAAACAGTTTCTCAAAGAATGGATAGAGAAAAGCCTTATGCTAAGAGAATGACTGGAGAACTTGCTAGAGAGTATGGAAGCCGTGCTGCTGAAAGAGTGACCCGTGTTCGTAAGGGAAAGGGGGAACCACAAGCAGTTACACTGCCAAGAAAGTCAGAGTCATCTAAAGAAGTTATCAGAAGACCAAAATCTGAAGATTGATAATAATTTATGAAATTCAATTTCCAATTTGGAAATAAACCCAAAACAATATGGGACTATGCTTTTTGGAGCATAGTCCTTTTTTCTTTAATTGGATTTTTATCTACAAAATTTAAAGTCGGTCAAGATGTAATTTGGCAATGGTTAGACCAAATACAAAGAGAACTTGTGAAGAAACATCTTTTACCACAAGATAATATCATAAATGATTTTACAATCAAAACACCACAGTTCTTAAACAGAAGAATCAAGAACGACGTAGATGCTGCTATAAGGGACTATGAGGCATCTATTCCACCAAAGACACCCAGAATGAAGAATAAGGACATTCTGACCGAAATAGAGAAATTAAAATACACAAATAATCAAAGAATAATTGTAAAAGACGCAATCTATTATGAATGCCCTAATGGAGTAATGGGAATTAGAGGGGCATGGGTGGAAAAAGACCCTGAATGTATTGACAAGTAATTCAAAGGTTATTAGAATCACTCTGTTAGGGTTGAAGGATAAATAATAACTACTATAAAAACTCTAAATGACTTATGAGAACCCTTGGAGATATCTTGGGGAAGTTTTTGATTCAGATCATATTCAAGATAACTTTGGTTTTGTTTATCTTATATACTGTACTGAAACTAATAGAAAATATCTTGGAAGAAAGTATTTTTGGTCTTTTAGAACACCTAAAGGAAAGAAACGAAAAGTAAAACAAGAAAGTGATTGGAAACAATATTATGGTTCTTGTCCTGAACTTAAAGAAGATGTAATAAAATACGGAAAGGATAAGTTTATAAGAACGATTTTATCACTTCATAAGACTGGAGGAAAGACTAATTATGAAGAGACACGTCAGTTATTCTTAAACAATGTTCTAACAGAATCTCTTGACGATGGAACTCCTTTGTACTACAATAGTAATATTCTTAGCAGATATTTCAGAAAGGATTATTATGAAGAAGTCCGAGATAAAAAAGATGTGCCAAGAAATGATTGACAATATTCTTAAGAGAATGTATGATTTGTGTGCTGACGGAAGATCGGAAGATGCTTCAGCACTTTATTCTGAAATTCAAGAATGGGTGATTTCCGAACTAAACACGGATATCATAACCCTTGATTATATTGAGGGTGTTTTGGAAAATGAATAAATAAAACAATTATTATGAAAAATCCCTATTATGAGTAGGGTAATCGTTATGAGTCTTTGACTTTGATTTTAGAGCCCAGGAAATTGCCTCTTGAAAGAGGGGAAGTGCGCTTTTTCTATTGGGATGTAGAGTTCTATTAAATTTAAATGCTTTTTAAAACAATTTCAATTTTTGCCATTGCCACTGTAGGATTGGCACCCCTTCAAGCAAAGGCAGCAAGTTCGTGTTCACTTGCTTCACATTATGGAATCGGTGATGGATACCATGGCAGAATGGCAGCAAATGGTGAGATCTACAATGCATATGGTCTGAGTGCAGCGCATAGATCCCTTCCATTTGGAACCAAAGTAAATGTTATCAACCAGGATAATGGTAGGTCTGTTGTTGTCAAAATTAACGACAGAGGACCATATGTTGCTGGAAGAACTCTTGATCTGTCCTATGGTGCTTTTAGTAAAATTGCATCTCCAGGACAAGGAGTTGCCAGAGTATGTTATAGTGTAATTTAATTACATACTTGACAACTGAATAACGGGGAGATTATAATTCTCCCTTATGCGGATGTAGTTCAGCGGTAGAACGCTATCCTTCCAAGTTAGATGTCGTCGGTTCGATTCCGATCATCCGCTTATCAGGTAGAAAACACCGAAAATGAGATTGACTGATCCCAAAGAAACTGTTAAGATAAATACCTGAACGTCTTGATGCCCCAATTACTCGCATCAAACGTAAAAATTTACAAATTGTCGTTTAGTACTAAAAACACTTTTATGAAAATCAAATCTATTGTTGCCGGTGCCGTTGCTGCTTCTGCAATGACCGCTCCTGCATTTGCCGGACAATTTCCTGATGTATCTCCTACCAATTGGGCATATCAGGCAATTACCAATCTGAATGCTCGTTATGGATGCCTTGCTGGTTATCCTAATGGCACTCTGAAGCCTGCTCAGTCTGCTACTCGTGCCGAAATGGCTGCTCTGACAAGTGCTTGCCTGGACCGCATTTCTGAGTTCTCTAGTGCCGAAGATGCTCGTACTGCTGCTGCTCTTCGTGCTGAGTTCTCTAAGGAACTTGCTGCTACTAATGCTCGTGTAACGACTCTGGAAGTTGCTTCCGCTCGTAAGGCACAAGGAGTTGGTGAATATGTTGGTGTTGGCGTTCTGTTGGACAAACAGGGTGTTGCCGGTAATGGATATAGTGCAAATCGCACTGTTTCTGGTGCCACTATTCAGGCACGTTTTCCTGTTGCCACTGTTTGGGGTAATGAAGTTTCAGTTCGTCCTTATGCTAACTTTGTCGGTAGTCCTGCTGGTCAGATTGGTGCTGCTGGTGGTGCCCTTGCTACCTATGACTATTCCATCTCACGTAAGGTTCTTGCTGATGGCAGTAAAGTAAGTCGTGCAAATGTCTATGGTGGTATTGGTTATCAGGTTCCTTTTGTGAACAACACGACTTCCAATTATCAGTCTGCTATTGGATCACAAGGTCAAGTTGTTTTTGCTCTGGGCGTTGAAGGTCGTATTACCAATTCTCTGGTTGGTTTTGCTGATGTTAAGTTCCCCACTACCAATGCTGCAAATAGTTATGGTGTTACTGGAGGTTCTTATAGTCCAGTATTCACGACTGGTATCGGTATCAAGTTCTGATAACCTACTCATAAATTGAGTTGAACCACCCCTTTATGGGGTGGTTTTTATATAAATACCTAAAAGGTATTGTGTAATGGAAAAACTTTTTAAACTATTAAGTGATGCCCAGGCATCACTTTTTGTTCTTTTTCAAAAAACATGGATTTATCACTGGGATGTAGTAGGTCCTGACTTTCATCAACTACATACAGTCTTTGGTGAGCAATATAATCAAATGTTTGAAGAGATTGATACTCTTAC